TGAATCCATTTAGAGAATATATTGATACTCTGGAATCTGCTCATATGGAAGATGAGTTCCAGAAATATCTTACTGCTTTTAAATCTCATAAGAGAATTATTATATTAGGTAATGGAGGCAGTAGTTCTGTTGCATCTCATATCTCTCAGGATTATATGAAGTTTCAGGATAAGAAGGTCTCTCTTCTTTCTGATCCTTCAATGATTACTATGTTGAGTAATGATTTTGGATATGATTGGGCATATCAAAAGTTCTTGGAGTATTATGTTGAGGATGATACCCTAGTAGTGATTATGAGTTCTAGTGGTGAGTCTAATAATATGTTAAATTGTATGAATCATTGTGAGAAGTTTGGTATTTCATATGGAGTGTTGACTGGTTTTCATCCTCATAATACATTAAGAAGAAAGGCCCGATACGCCAAGTGGAACTATCATGTGGATAGTGAATCCTATGGTGTGGTAGAATGTGTACATCAAATTTTCCTTCATGGAGTTGTATGAAGTATTGTTTTGATCTAGATGGGACTCTTTGTGATACACCTAGTGATCCTGATGGTCATAATGTGAGGTATTGGGATGCTCAACCATTTCCTTATATGATTGATCAGGTTAATAGACTTTATGACAATGGAGATAGAATTATCATAATGACTGCTAGAGGAAGAGGGTCTGGTAAGAACTGGACTGAGTTGACTAGAGAGCAATTAGATCGATGGGGCATCAAGTATCATGAACTTGAACCTATGTTTCATAAACCTACTGCTGATCTCTTTGTGGACGATAAAGGTATCAATTCAGAAGAGTGGAAGAAACAACAACCATTAAAGAAAGGTATTGTGGGAGGAGCATTTGATTTAATCCATCCAGGATATGTTAGAATGTTTAAGGATGCAAAGGATTTTTGTAACCATCTTACAGTTGCTTTACATGAGGATCCATCTATGGCACGTCCTCATAAATTAAAACCAGTTCAATCCTTAGAAGATAGAAAGGAAATTCTTAGAGCTATTAAATATGTTGATGATATTGTAGTATATTATTCAGAGGACACCTTTTTATCTTATTTGGAAGACTATGACATTCGTTTTTTGGGAACAGATTATGTGGATGGTAATTATACTGGTAAAGATATACCCATTGACATTATCTTTTTGAGAAGGGAACATGATTATTCTACTACTAGATTGAAGGAGAATATCCATCAATCAGTAGAAGAACATATGGAATTTATGGAGGGATTATTGTGACCAAAGAAGTTATTCAGGAATTACCAAAACCATTTATAGATGATAGAGGAGTAATTCAAAATCTTTTGAATGAGCATCATGGGAGTTGTGTTGTAATTAAATCTGTTAAAGGATGTCAAAGAGCTAATCATTATCATAAGGAGGATTATCATTATTGTTATTTGATTTCTGGTGGAATTGTTTATATGGAAAGACCAGCAGGAAGTAAGGAAGATCCCAGAGAATATATTATTGAACCTGGATGTATGTTTTTTACAGGACCTATGATAGAACATTCAATGTATTTTACTGAGGATTCTATTTTCCTTACATTTGGTGGTGGAACAAGAAAGCATGATGATTATGAGAATGATTTGGTGAGAGTTCCTTCTCTTTATAATGAGGTCTATGAGAAGTGAATGTAGAGAGTTGTTGTTTATGTGAGTCTACTAATTTAAAGAGGGTTGTTACTCTTGGAGATACTGGCTTAGCTAATAATTTGGAGACAACACAGGATGATTCTAAGGATGCAAAAAAATATCCTCTTGATCTTTTAATCTGTGAGGATTGTCACCATGTTCAATTGGGAGAAGAGGTAGATCCTAAAATTCTGTTTAGTAATTATCGTTATGAGACAGGTATCTCTCAGTATTTTAGGACTCATTTTCATCATTATGCTCAGGATGTATTAGATAAATTAAGTGATGAAATAATTGGTAGAAAAAGTGTGGTGGATGTGGGGTCTAATGATTGTAGTCTCTTAGATGCTTTTAAGGACCTTGGATTTGAGACAATAGGTGTTGAACCTGCTACTAATTTGGTTGAGAAATATAAAGATACTCATGATTTAATTAATTCTTTTCTTACATTTTCTGTTGCCACAGATATTGTAGAAAAATATGGACAAACTGATGTTGTTACAGCAAGTAATGTGTTTGCTCATAATAGAAACCTCAGATCATTTGTTGAATCTGTTAAGATTCTATTAAAGGATGAAGGATTATTTTTTATAGAGGTTCAATATCTACATAATTTAATTGAAAATGGTTATTTTGATATGATATACCATGAACATACATCATATCATCATATTAAACCTCTTCATTTAATGATGAATGATTTGGGTATGAAATTGGTGGATGTGAAGAATGTGTCTACCCATGGTGGTAGTATTAGACTAGTCTTTCAGAAGACAGATCAAGATAGGGTATGTGATAATGAGTTAATTAGACAAGATAATATTTTTGATCAAGATATTAGGAGTAGTCTTAAGACTTTGAATACTTCTATTGATAGTTTTAAGATTGAATTTGAGAATGCAATTAATAATCTTAAAAATGATTATGAATGCATTTATGGATATGCTGCTCCCGCTAAAGTTGTTACTCTTCTTTCTGTTTTTGATGAAGATATAATTAATAATATTGATTTTATTATTGATGATAGTAAATTAAAGCAAGGAAAATTTTTACCTGGATATGGGATTCAAGTTATTGGAACTGATCAAGCTGTGGAGAGGTTGAAGAATAAGAGGAGTGTCTGTATAATCTTTGCATGGAATGTTGCTAAAGATATAAGGAAGAAAATTTCTTCTTCGGATCTTAATCCAGATATTATTGTAGTACCTTTACCTAAATTGGAGATTATTAATGGATTTTAATTTTTTAAATGAACCAGTTCTTCTTACTGGGTGTAATGGATTTCTTGGAAATTATTTTTTGAATACTTTGGTTAAAGTAATTGATGAATCTCCTGAGTTAAAGTCTAATGCTTCTATTGTTGCTATTGATAATGGTATTACTTCCTCCCATAATATTATTATAAGAGATTATATAGAATATTATGATGAAAATTTAATTGGATTTGATTTTGCTAGATTAAAACCCATAAGGACCATAGTTCATATGGCTGGACTAGCTAGTCCTGCGCAATATAAGAAGTACCCTCTTGAAACTATTGATGTTGCAGTAACTGTTACAAGAAAACTATTAGAGAAGTCGCGGGAGTGGGGATCTAAGTTTGTATTCTTTTCTTCTTCAGAGATATATGGTAATCCAGATGTACTTAATATTCCAACAAAGGAAACTTATAAGGGATATGTTGCATGTCAAGGACCTAGATGTTGTTATGATGAGAGTAAAAGATTAGGAGAAACTTTATGTTATGTTTATAATGAATACTATGGTGTTCATACTAATATCATTAGACCGTTTAATGTTTATGGTCCTGGTATGTCCAAGCATGATTATAGAATGATTCCAAATCTTATGAGGTCTGGTATTGAGGGTAAGTCAGTTAAGATATATGGGGAAGGAAATCAAACTAGAACTTTCTGTTATATTAATGATGCTGTTAATGCTATTACTAGAATTGTAGGGAGTGGTTCTTCTGGTGAGACTTATAATATTGGAAGAATGGATCCTGAGATTTCGATGATTGATTTGATTTCACAGTTTAGAGAATCTACTGGTTGTGATATTGAGTTGGAATTGGTTGATTATCCTGATAATTATCCTAAGGATGAACCACTGAGAAGATGTCCAGATATTAGTAAGATTGTTAATGAATTGGGATATCAACCAGAGATTAGTCTGGATGAGGGATTAAAGTTGACTTGGGCTTGGGCGAATGAAAACTATACCAGTTAATTTTATTGGTTATGGTGATTGGGGATCACGTCTTGTTAAGAAAGTTCAAGACGAAGGGTTTGTTATTGAAAATCTAGTTACTAATAGGACTGATGTAGAAGTTGATTGTAATAATTTGGTGCCCAGAGATGAGATGAATAATATTGATTGGACCCTTCCAACTTTTATTATTACAGGTCCTTTATATCATCATGAAATACTTAGGAAGTGTCAATGTAGAGCCTTTGTAGAGAAGCCTTATTATCTTCCTGGTCAATTAAGAAATGATTTAGTTTTTAAACCTTATGTAAATTATCAGTGGTATAATTCTCTTAAGCTTAGGATGATTAAGGATTTTATTGGATATGATTGGAAGACATTAGAAATAGAACTCTTTACAACTACAACAGTTGAGAGAGGGTTTAGTGTTTTGGAAGATTTTTTACCTCATGTTGTGAGTATTGCTGCCTTTTTAAATCCAAATTACATTCAATCTTCTAAAATTACTCAGAATAAGGGTCATTATCAAGTAGATTTTAATTATGGATCTCATAATATAACTTTTAGATTTGGTAGATCTGGTAGAAGATATGCTAGATTTCAAACAGAGGATCATATAATAGAAACTTCTAATCCTAATAAGATTGTTGCTGATGGTGCAGAGTATGATATTATACGTGACCCTCTTAAAGATTCCATAGTTAGATATTATAATTATTATCTTCATGGTACTTGTGATAGAATATTCTATTCAGAAGACTTTCATACTTCCGTTATGGAGAGATTATGATGAGCTCAATAGTAGTTACAGGTGGAGCTGGATTTATTGGTAGCAATTTACTTCATATTTTAGTTAAGAGTTATGATCATGAGATTATATGTTTAGATAGTTTAACCTATGCTTCCAATTACAATAATATTCCAAAAGGGGTAACTTTTTATCCCTATGATATTTCTGATTCTAATTTAGTTAATGAAGTTTTTGAACAACATAAACCATGGTATGTGTTTCATTTGGCAGCAGAGAGTCATGTAGATAATGCTATTGACGATTGTTCTCCTTTTATTAAATCAAATGTAGTAGGTACTGTAAATCTTCTTAATGCTTCATTGGAATGTGGTGTAGAGAAGTTTATGCATATTTCTACTGATGAAGTGTATGGTTCTATTAAAGAAGGATCCTTTACAGAAGATACAATCTATGATCCAAGAAACCCTTACTCAGCATCCAAGGCATCCAGTGATCATTTTGTAATGGCATTTCATAATACCTATGGTTTTCCTGGTGTGATTACTAATTGCTCAAATAATTATGGACCTAGACAGAATAAGGAGAAGATGATTCCTAAGACCATCTTGAATTTAATGAGAGATGAAAAGGTTCCTGTGTATGGTAAGGGAGAACAAATTAGAGATTGGTTGTATGTTCAGGATCATTGTGAAGCGTTGATAAAAGTATGGAAAGAAGGTAAAGTTGGTGAGAAGTATAATCTTGGTGGTGAGTGTGAGGTTAGAAATATCGATTTAGTTAAAAAGATTATTAATATTATGCAAAAGGATGAATCTATGATAGAATTTGTAGATGATCGTCCTGGTCATGATTTTAGATATTCAACTGATATCACTAAGATTAGAAATACTTTAGGGTGGAGTCCTAGATTTACTTTTGATCAGGCAATTATTGAAACTATAGAATGGTATAAAAGTCTATGAGTAAACCTTTAAGTCTGGTAACAGGTGCAGCAGGTTTTATTGGGTCTAATCTGACAGATTATCTTTTGAGTCAAGACCATCAAGTTATCTGTGTAGATAATGAAAGTGCTGACAATGAAAAGTTTCACTGGAATGGTGAGACTATTAATGTATCAGGAGATATAACAGACTATAAGTTTATGAAGAACGTATTCAACAAGGTTGATTATGTTTTTCATCTAGCAGCAGAGTCAAGATTACAACCTGCTATTAAGAATCCTATCGCAGCAGTTGAGAAGAACTGTGTGGGTACAACAGTGATGTTACAATGTGCCAGAGAAGCAGGAGTAAAGAGGTTTGTTTATTCTTCTACCTCATCTGGATACGGTAATAATCCATATCCAAATGATGAGACTCAACCTGATGATTGTCTCAACCCCTATTCAGCATCTAAGATTGCTGGTGAGAAGTTCTGTAAGATGTATTATAATCTCTATGGATTAGAGACAGTCTGTTTGAGATACTTTAATGTCTTTGGCCAGAGGTCTCCTACGAGGGGTCAGTACGCTCCTGTGATAGGGATCTTCAGACGCCAGAGGGATAGTGGGGAGCCTTTGACTATTGTGGGTGATGGAACTCAACGGAGGGACTTCGTACATGTCTCTGATGTATGCAGAGCAAACTACCTTGCATCCATGATACCATTAAAAAACATGGTAAAATTTGATGGTCATGATTATACTGGTGAGATATTTAATGTAGGTAGTGGTAAGAATTATTCTATTCAAGAAATTGCTGATTGTATATCAGACAATCAAATTTATATTGCTAAAAGACCAGGTGAAATGGAGACCACTCTTTCTAATATAGATAAGATTGGTGAAATCATAGGATGGAAACCGGAGGTAGATGTCATTGACTGGATTAATGGATAAAAATAAAGCCGCCTTTAAACTTAGAGGGTTTGGTCCCATTTATTGTGTCAATCTGGATGATCAACCAGAGAGATGGGAATATATGGAGAACCAGTTTAAGTACTGGGAGATAGAAAATTATGAAAGGATCTCTGCCTATGATGGTAGAGATGATGATCTAGGACACATTCTTAAGGGAAGGTATCCTGATTTGATGGAGTCGGGTGAGGTAGGATGTACTACTTCTCACTTGAAAGCTATTAAACATTTCTTGGAAACAAGTGATGCTCCTTATGCAGTCATGATGGAAGATGATTGTAGTTTAGATTTGGTAAGGTTTTGGAATTTTACTTGGCAAGATTTTATTGCTAAGGTTCCATATGACTGGGATGTGGTTCAGATAGCAGTGATATGTACAGGAGATGTACATATTAAAGTCCATAAGAGATTTGTGAATGAGTTCTCCACTGCGTGTTATATTATTACCAGACATCATGCAGAGAAGTTAGTCAGACTTCATTGTAGAGGTAACAAGTATAAGTTGGATAATGGTGTTAAACCTAGAGCAGTTGCTGATGATTTAATTTATAATTCAGGTAATACTTATTCACTTCCTCTTCTCCTTTATAAAATTGAATTAGGTTCTTCTATTCATCCAGAACATATTGATGTTTTCCATAGAGGAAACTATAATGCTCAGTTTAATTTTTGGAGTCAGACTGGAGCTAATATGTCTGTTGATGAGTTGACTGATTATAATCCTTACTTGGGGAGGACTGTAGAAAATTCTGCACATATGGCTGCACAGGCAGAGATTGAGAAGAAACAGGAGAGGGATAATAATGAGCTTAGGTCTCTGAAGGCTAATCAAGAAGAAAGGCCAGCTACCAGTGGTGAGGATTCTCCAACATGAGTATAATTACTTGACAGTTAATAAAAGTTAATGTATTATAAATACTAAGACATAGACAAAGGCCCCGAAATAATCGTCAGCCGGCGTAATGTTATGAGTTCTGTCGAGAACTCTATCATCCGCGGGCTTTTTGCTTGCGAGACAATTCTAAGAAAAATGTTTAAACCTCTTATAGCAGCTCTTGCAGCTGCTCCTCTATTCGCTGGCGCTGCTTTTGCAGGTCCTTACGTTAACGTAGAAGCTAATGCTTCCTACCCAGATGGCGAATATGATGTGGCAACTACAGACCTTCACTTCGGATTCGATGGTGGATCAGAAGATGGTAAGGTTGGTTACTATGTTCAGGCTGGTCCTGCTTTCGTTCATACAGATTCTTCTGATGACACTGAAACAGAACTTTCCGGTAAGGTTGGTGCTTCATTCCAAGTAGCTGATTCTACTAGTGTATATGGCGAAATCGCTGGCATCACTGGTGAGGATGGCGATGGTGATGACATCATCGACTTCAATGGTAAGGTTGGCCTAACCTACAAGTTCTGATATTAATCAGACACACACAAGGGACTCTTTACGAGTCCCTTTTTTTATGCTATAATTTAGTGTCAGAGAAATACTGGCTGCGGTAATTCCCTTTGGTAGTTTCAGGATTAGCGGCGATAGGAAACTACCTCCATCCAATGGTACTATGACTAAGAAAACACCTGGAGAAATAGTTACCCATCCTTTATGGATGATGCCAGTGATGATAATTGGTATTTTTGTATTCATTGAGGGCGTTCATACTATGGCACATTTGAGGATGAATCTAGATGTGGATGGATATTGTATGCAGAATAAAGAACACTTAGAAAGGGAAGATGATGATTGGTAAGTTAGGGCATGTTGCCATTCGTGTAAAGGATATGGATAGAGCAGTGGCATATTATATGTCCATAGGATTTAATTGTGAATGGGAGAGTGATGATTGGTCATACTTTGAGGAAGGTATAGCACTACTAGGACCAGGATACGACAGAGCAGACCCTCACTTTGCTATGGATGTAAGGAATGTGGGAGAGTTGTATGAGAAATATGAATCACTTAAAGAGTTAGGATATGAGTGCGGAAAACCTTATACACATAGGGATGGAACCATTTCTTTTTACACTAGAGACCCTGAAGGGAACCAGTTAGAGTTTATTTGTCAGGGAATAGGTATAAATCACTAGACAAGATTTAATATTTAATATATAATTATGTAATGTTTCTTTACACAATTATGACTTCCTCTTCCTCTACCGTTGCAACAGAAGATGGCGGACGCCAGAATGTTTTTTCCGCAGAACCTCAAGTAGAAGTAATTGATCCTGTAGACCAACTTACTAGAGCAGAGCTTACTAATGGACGTTGGGCAATGATAGGATTTGTTGCTGCTGTTGGTGCATATGTAAGCACCGGTCAAATTCTTCCTGGTGTTTTTTGATGACTACTTTGTGGTCACTTAGAGACACTGGTATGGTATGGGTTGTGTCGATGGTAGTATTAGAATTCTATCGTCAATATCTTCACAACCCTGCGGTCCATTCATTCTTTCAATCACAGGGTATCTTTTTATTCTGATACCCTCACAAAACTTAATATTTCTAAATAATTACTCGTATCTTTTATCCTAATGGGCGAATTAGTCTACGCAACAGAATCAGTTTCACCAATTTGGGCATTATTATTTCCTTTCTTTCCAGTGCTTATCCTTCTAGGATTTTATTTGGCTGCTGGTGGTGGATTTAATGATGACGATGATGATGATTTTGGCGGTGGTAAAGGAGTAAGGGTAATGCAACCCCAACCTGTTCCTGTTCCCTCTGGAACATAAGATGCCTCAAGTAATTTTCTTGTCCACTGTAGCTGCATACGTATACTTCAATGGAGCTCAATACGCTTTTCAGTAGTCCTTGGTATCCCTTGTATGAATTTGGTTTCTTTGTGAGTGTGGGAATGACAGCTGGGTCCTTAGGTCTGATTTAGATCTAAATACTCTTAGCTGCTTTAAATGGATGCCTGAAGAAATTAAGGAAGAAAAGAAGCCTGAAAAAAAGAAAGGTCCTCTTGGTAAATTGAAGGAGGCTATTCTCCCAGATCAAGAAGAACAAGCAGCAATCATCTCTACTTTTGTGAGACTGGGTGTGCTTGTCTGGTCTGGGGGAATTTTAACTTTAAATTACGTATCTATACCTGGAGTACCCACTCAGAAAATAGATCCGACGTTTATAGCCTCAGTTTTTACCGGAGTTTTAGCTAGCTTTGGCATTCAGACAGCATCCAAGAAGGGTGATGGCACCATGAAGATGGATAAGAATGGTAATCCTACTAATGGTGGTGCACCTGGTGTTACAGCCAAGGATATTGAGGCTATCATGGCAAAAGCTGGTCCTGTTCAAACAATTAGAATTGAACAAGCTCCGCTAAAAATTGTTACTACTTCTGGAGAACCTCCCGTAAAACCTACAATATGATATAATATATGGAGGAATAATAAATGCTACATATGAGAGAACAATTATTATCAGCAGTGAAGGCTCATGCTCAAGGTGAGATAGCAAAACATAGGGCAAATGTTAATGTTTACCTAGAACATCCAGCAGGTATTGGAGAACATTCAGATATTACTGAAGCAATTCAAACTGAATTGGATAAGATCGCACGTTACCACGATCAGGTTGAAGTTATAGACAAGTATTTTAAATGAATAAATTTTTATGGAAAGCTTGGTATAAGATTAAGTACTTTTGGGATTTGGGGATGGGTGGAGCCACTGATGCTGTAACCCATCCTTATAAAGATAATTCTCCTCCTGATATTGGAGAGCAACCCTTTAAAGATGATCCAAAACCACATTCCAAATGGAGATGATTAATGGGATTGCCGGATAAAGCACAAAATGTATTTGATAAAGTAGTAGCATGGGATCGTAACCTTGCTAAACGATTCCAAGATAAGTTTAATCTGACAGACTATCAGATGTTGTGTATATCTTTTGCTAAAGGATTTATTATTGGAGCTATTTTATTGTAATGAGAGAAGAACTTTTTGAATTGTTAAAGAAGTATGCTTACAAGAAAGGTGAGTTTACTCTTTCATCTGGTAAAACCAGTGAACATTATGTTAATTGTAAACCAGTGATTCTAACTGGTAGGGGGTTGGAGTTAGTTTCTAACTTGATGTTAAATCATATTGGCGTTGGTGTGAAGGCAGTAGCAGGACTTACACTAGGTGCTGATCCTTTGGTGTCTGGTGTTGCTATTATATCGAATCAATTTTGGAGAAATACACAGAAGTGTTTTGATATTGATGGTGCTTTAATTATACGAAAAGAACCAAAAGGACATGGAACAGCATCTCAAATAGAAGGACCACTACCTCCTGAAGGTACTAAGATTGTTGTATT